AGGCAACTCAATAAAGCTAGAACTACTTTTATAGATAACATGATACTTGACCATAACGTCAATGGTAGAATACATGGGGAACTACACCCTTTGCGCAGTGACCGTGGTGGTACAGTTACTGGTAGATTTAGTAGTAGTAAACCTAACCTTCAGCAAGTGCCAGCCAGACACGATGAGATAGGACCTCTGATAAGAAGTATCTTTATACCAGAAGAAGGTATGCACTGGGGAGCTTTTGATTACTCTCAACAAGAACCAAGACTTACCGTTCACTATGCCTATAAAACTTCACAAGAAGGTGCAGACGATGCTGTTGATGCGTATAAAAATAAAGATGCAGACTTTCATCAGGTAGTGGCTGATATGGCTAACATAAGTCGTAAGGAAGCTAAGATAATAAATCTAGGTCTTAGTTACGGTATGGGTAAGGACAAACTAATTAAACAGCTAGATATATCGCCTCAGGAAGCTGAGGAACTGTTTGATACGTATCATAGCCGAGTACCTTTTATAAAAGGGTTACGTGACCAGTGTGCTAGGCTAGGAGCTAATAGAGGATACATAACTACCGTGTTAGGACGTAGGTGTAGGTTTAATCTATATGAACCTAGATATGAGTTCGGTAGTATGCCTTTACCTTATTCAGAAGCTTTAGAAAAATATGGTCAGGACATTAAACGTTCCTACACCTATAAAGCTATGAACAGACTCATACAAGGCTCAGCAGCAGACATGACTAAAAAGGCTATGGTAGAACTATATAAGGAAGGCATCTTAGCACATACTCAAATACATGATGAGCTAGATATTTCAGTTGATTCAGTAGAAACTTGTAAGAAGATAATTGAAATAATGGCAGAGTGTGTTCCTTTAGTTGTACCTAATAAAGTTGACGCTGAGATAGGTCAAAGCTGGGGTGAAGCTGTTAAAAATTATAAGGAGTATTTTAATGTCGCATAGAGATAAATTAAGAGCTAAGTATTTTGAAATATTTATGTTAACTATTAATACAGATATGACGCTTGAAGATATAGGTATTAAGTTTAAGATGTCTAAACAACGTGTGTGGCAGATTGTTAGATTTAATCACTTAGGAGCAGGAGATTACTACAGAGGATACGAAACATATACTGAGTTTAACAAAGCTTTACTTAATGATACTAATCTTAGTAAAATAGAACGTAAGGACATGATGAGAAACTGGCTCAAAGAAAGAGATGTCAGACTCATAAGGAGCAGGCATGACACAAAAGCTACTGCATGAAACTACTAGTCTTCATGACTCCCCTTGCATTGGCATGTGTACTGTTACTCAGTGGGGGACTCGCACCTGTAAAGGATGTGGTAGGACTGCCACAGAAATTAGGGAATGGAACTCTTATACGGAAGTCGAAAAAAAGTTGATCGTTTTACGTTGTTGGGAAGACTATCTTCCTAGGCAAAAACGTGAGATGTTAAAGAAGTATAAGAACGTTTAGATCATCCTATAATCAGTAATAATTCTACGTATACTAGTACTTACCTACTAAGTTAGTAGGCAAACAACATAGGAGAAAAACTATGGCACATAATATAGAAACCATGGCTTACGCTGGGGAAGTACCTTGGCATGGGCTAGGTGTTAAAGTTGGTGCAGACTTGACACCACAAGAAATGCTGAAACAAGCTAACCTTGATTGGACGGTTAGTAAGCGAAGCATCCTTACCTATAATAATGCCGACAGTGAGAAAGCTGACGACCTTATTATATCCGACGACTATTCCGTACTAGTACGTGATAGTGATAATAGTATTCTAGGACCGTGTGGACCTAAGTTCATACCTACCCAGAATGCAGACGCGTTTACTTTCTTTAAAAAGTTTACGGAGGCTGGCGATATGAATATGCATACCGCAGGTTCGTTACGAGGAGGTAGACAAGTATGGGGACTAGCAGAAATCAATGACGGCTTTACCCTTCCAGGTGATGACCGTATTGAGGGCTACTTACTAGTGTCCGTGTCCCATGAGTGGGGTAAGTCTAACGAGATTAGGTTTACACCTATTAGAGTAGTTTGTAATAACACTCTCTCTATGGCTTTAGCTGACAGGAGTCAACCTGCTTTTAAAATGCCACATACTAAAGCTTTTGATGAAGACCTTATCGTCTCCGCAGAGAAAGCTCTAGGCTTGGCTAGTACTCGTCTTGATGAGTATCAAGAAAGCGCTGAGTTCCTCAGTAGTAAACAGTATAACGAAAATAAAGTTGTAAGTTACATAGCTGACGTTATGCAACCTAAACTAGCTATGCAAGAAAAGATACTACTAGAAAGTGCTAAGACTAGTGAAACTAAAGCTATTGAAACTAGACTTGAAACTCTAGAGAAACTTCAACGTACCCCTTATAAAGTATATGAAGCCCTTGAGCAACAGCCAGGAGCTAACCTTAAAAGTTCTAAGGGTACTTGGTGGGGTGCTGTTAACGCAGTTACTTACGTCGTTGACCATAAGTGGGGTCATGACCGTGACGCAGCAATGCATAACGCTTGGTTCGGAGCTAGGGCGAGTTTAAAAAACCGTGCTATGACTAAAGCTATTGAGTATGCACAAGCAGCATAACGAGTATTACTTTCTATGCCTTACCACCCCTGACTTTCAGAGGGTGGTTAAGGTTAAGATGAAAGATCTTAATAAAGTTGTAAACTGCCCTCGTATAGGCGATCCTGATATTTTTTCTGAGATGAACAGTATACCTAAACAAGATGCGGCAGTTGAGATTTATAATCTACATGCTAAGCGGAAAGTAAAAAAGTTCCGTGACCGCAAAGACTCACAACGTAAGTTGTGGAAGTTGTTAATTGAAAAGGCTGTTGAGCCAGAGGAAAGTGATATGCGAAGAAGTTATCAAACTAAAGTTGACATTCCTAAACCTAACAATTATTGTAACGTGGTTACTGCTCGTGACCCATACGATACAAGTCAAAAATTAAAACGCACTGATAAAGTTCCTATGTCTGCTAAGAACAAAGAACGTATGGAACAGTATATTGGTATTAAAACTATTCAAGATGTTTTAGACAAAGGTGTTTTAAATTTAAACGATATCAAGTATGATATTAAGTTAGGTTATGTCAAAAAGGGCTAAAGAAAACTACGAGACGTTATGGGAGTTGGTGTACCACAACCCTAAAGAAGTAAAAGGAACACCAGCTCGTCTTTTAGTAAAAGTAGATACTAACCATCCCCTTTCTCAACAACAAGATTTCTATAATTGGATTGAGAACCACCGTGATCAAATAGCCCAGAGTGTTATCAAAGCTGTAAGAAATAAAAGCTCAAAGTTTAGGTGTATTAAAATATTTAAAGTACCTTTTTATAGTGACGGCACTTACTAGGTTTAATGTGACCGTTTTATAGCGTTTGATTTACTTAACCCTACTTACCCCTTTACCTACTAGAACAAACGCTCACAGGCGCTTAAATAAATTAAGATTTAACTATACTAGATATACCATCTATACTAATATATAGCTAGTTATATAAAGGAGATTAGTATGACAATCAAAATAGAGGACAATATAGAACTACCAGATCCAGCTTTTAAAATCAAGTGGGGCTTCGGTAAACTTGAGGTTGGGCAGAGCTTTGCTATAACCTTTGATGACGAAAGAGAAGTAGTCAGGCTTAGGACTGCTGCCAGTGCTTGGAATCAAAGACACCGTGTAAGGCTTACTACTCGCACCGTGTATGAAGATGGAGTTAAAAAGCTAAGAGTATGGAGGGTTGCCTAATGCAAAAGTCTACTAATGAAGATGTAGAAAACTTTTATCAACAACCACGCGTAATGAACTATTACGATTTAAAAGAAGCCAACGATTACGCTATAGAAAATAACTTCAACAGAAGTATAAATCTTGATAAGTTCACTAACACTATAACTAAGTTCGGGTACAACTATAAAGATTTATCTTACCCTGTTATGCCCTTAGTTATACATGAACACGCTCAAGGTAAAAAGGTAGAGCCTCATGTACGAGTAAAAATAGTAGGACCTTTTGATGACGATACAGGTCTTGTGGTTCAGGCGATACTTGATTGTTCTTTTAGTGTCTTCAATAGAATCCCTGTGTATGATATGGAGAAACGCAAACTTATCAGTATGAATTAAGCTATACTATGTATATGGATTACGACACTATAGAAGAATATTGGAGAGCTGAGGAATATGCTACTCCGCTAGACATTATTATACTAAGTAACCAAAACGAAAGTCTAGATAAATTTATAAGACGCAGAGATGTAAGCTTAGTATTAATCATTGCTTTTAAACACCTTAATGAAGAAAAAACTTACACCTAAACAAGAAAAATTTGCACAGAACGTCGCAAAAGGAATGTCGAAAAAAGACGCTGCGATAGATGCTGGGTACAGTGAAAAGAATGCTGTCAAAGCAGGGTATGTTTTAGCAAGTGATGATAACCCCCTAGTACAGCAAAAGATTCAAGCCTTACAAGAAAAAGCCAGTAAGAAAGTGGAGCTAGATTTAGCTACTCACCTTACAGATTTAAAAGATATACGTGAAGGAGCTATGCGTAATGGAGCATGGTCTGCTGCAGTGGCTGCGGAAGTGGCTAGAGGTAAAGCAGCAGGACTGTACGTCAACCGTAGTGAGTTGACCGTCAACCGTGTGGACGTTATGTCAAAAGAAGAAGTGCTAGAACGTATGAAACAACTCTACCATGATACAGGTGGGATACTACCGACTGGTAAAGTTATAGAGTTAGAGAAAGAAGAAACAGAACATGTCGAATATACACTACCTAAAAGGAGCGCTGAAACAGTTCAATCCGACGTTTGACCGTTGGGACGAACCTGTTGTACGTAAAACTAAGAACGGTATGGTTTATGGTAGACCATCCCGTGGCTTTGGTGATGCACCGTTTGAGTATGCTGGTAAGCATATGGATCCTGAACCGTGGACTAACAGGTATTTCATGCCCAGTATAAAAACTGCAGCTGAGGAATTAGCTTCTGCCATATACGATAAAGAAGTCAAGTTTACTTTTTGTTTGTGTGGGTTATACCCTGATGAGAAAGGCATACCCCACCATAGTGATACTGTACCCACACCAGAAGATATCGTTGTATCAGTGAGTTACGGTGCTCCACGTGTGTTTACTTGGAGAAGATATCAAAACCCTATCAAAGATCACACCAACACCAGTGACATATATTTTAAAGAGAACTTTTTAAAAGAAGAAACTCACTATATTTTAGAACATGGGGACGTCATAATGTTTGACGGCTATAGTCAATTACGCAGTACTCATGCAGTACCAGACCTACCCATGGCAGAAGAAAGAATAAACTTAACATTTAGGACAGGATTATGAAACCATTAAAGAAAATTGATGATATACTAAAGGCAGGAAGACTACATAAAGTTATAAAGATAGCTTTAGGTGGTAAAAAGAAAAATGTCAAAAACAAAAAAGTTAAAACATAAACAAGTGATGAAGCTTGTTGTCATGACAGAAGAAGACGTCTTTGGCGATAAGCAAACTTTGGCTGAGATGATGGAAATAGTAGCTGACGCAATCAAACAAAAGCGTTTCTACTTTGAATTAATAAATCCCGCGAAAAAATAATCAGCCTTTATTTTAAAGATTTAGCTTTATTCAAAAGCTAATCTAAGGCTAAATAACTATATAAACTAACTATAAGGAAAGTACAATGAAACCAAAACTGAGACTCGTGAGTAATAATCCCGACCTTAAAACTTACTACGTTCCCTTTACTACCATGCAAGTAGATTACTATCCAGTAAAAGCTACGTCACCAGAACAAGCCATACTCAAAGCTAACGACGGTGAGTTTGAGCGTATAGAGAAACGTGTATCTTTAACCGAGACTAAAAGCAACGTGGTGTATGACCATCTAGACATAGACCATAACGAGGCTCTGTGTAGAAATATAGATATCTATGACATAACTGAAAGGTCATACGATGATATTTTTAAAAACGGTTGATGTAACTTATACTTTAGTTATAAATAATTTAAGGAGAAAATTATGTTAAACGAAAACCAAAAGCTACTAGAAGCCATAAAGGTAGTAAACGAAGCAGTTAAGGATATACTCGACAAAGAGGAAGACCCTCAAAAAGGTGCGTCACTTAACTCTAGTATAGAAATGGTCACTGTAGCTATTAGCGGTTATACGCTACTAAAAGAAATGATGACTCTACCTTTACCTAGTGAAAAAATAGCTAATGAGTAATGGACATATAAATCAAGATACTTGCCTACATGACTGGCGAGATTCTTATTATATAAATTCATCAGCGACCTTGTCACCTTCTCACGAGTGTGAGAAGTGTGGCTTACGAACTCATCAAAAGGGGGAGCGTTCTATTATCCCCTTACATATACCTGTTCCCCCTGACGATGATTAAACTTTGTGCTTCCTGCGGTAAAGAGCTTCCTGAACGTAAACAGGGCGAAACTAAATTCAGGAAGTACTGTTCTAAAAAATGTCTAAAAGAATGGGGATATAACCAATATAAATCCGTATACAAAGCAGCAGGACTCGGCGAAGGTGGACCGTCTGGCATTTATGAAGGGGAATATACCACTAACACCTATGCTTGTTCTTATGATGAGTATCCTGTTGATCCTGAAATATTAGCTCAAGCTGAGTTGAACGAAGCTAGAAGTGATAACACATACAGGGCGTCACTTTCAAAAACTAATGGCATGCGTATGAACAGAGGTGGTAAAAGCTGGGGCAGACCTGTATCAATTAGAAACCTCAATAGGTTCACTTAAAACTTTCCGAACATACTTTACTTTCTTATACTCTTATATATCATTTATATATTAGTAATTAATTAATGGAGAAAATTATGAGTAAGACTAATACAGCTACTAAGAAAAAAAGTTTACTTAGTAGTGCTAAGCAGCAAGTAAAAGCTGCAAAAACTACACCGAAAGTTAGATTCGGTAAATTCGACCCTGATGCTAAATTAAAAGCTACAGGCAAGAAAGTAACAGCAGAAGCTAATAACAAAAGAGTGGAAGCTGTTGACGGCAAGACTGTTCGTGACGCTATCGCGACTGGCTTGTATTCTATGGCGGACTTAAGATATGACATTGAAAAGGTCAAAACTCTCGAGATCGTTTAGATTACCTCCTCAAAAAGTGGGGTTTATAAAAGCCCCACTTTCCTTTACCTTCCCTTTGATCAACGCTAAATTTTACTATATAAATAATTACCTAGGAGGTATATATGAAAGAAGTTAAGGATGGGTTACGTGCTATACTCATTGACCCTTTTAAAGAAAAAATAAGAGTCGCGTATTTACCACGTGATACTTACATAGACGAAATAAAAAAGTGGATGGAAGTTGACTTAATTGATATCGTCACGGTTAACGAAAATAACCAAATGGTACTTGATGACGAAGGCTTACTAAAGTCAAACAACCGTTTTTTCCACTGGTCACCTTTAGCCACCGCTTATGCTGGTAAAGCAGTAATAGTGGGTTACGATAAGGACGGTGAAACTACTGACGCTAGTTATCACTTGCCTGTAGTTGAAGACGAGTTAGTTGAGTGGTTACCTGAAGGGTTCACTAAAAAACCATACATGCAGTTTGTGGGTCTATGAGTAATTTATTTAACGAACTATTTTTAGAAAACGAGTATCAAAAGGGTCTAGCTTTCTTTGAGAAGCTAGATACCGAGTCAAAGCGACGTAGATACCTAAAACATTTTAATGCCACTAGCAAAGAAGAGTTTGCTAAAAAGTGGGCGAACAGAGAACTATATAACCGAGGCAACTAACTATGACACAATATAAAACCATAGTAGAAGAACGTAGGGAAGAACTAGATTACTCTAGGCACAACCGTCCTACATGGGTCAGGGATTTAAGTAACGATTACTGGGACTTATATTATCCTGACGGTAGCATCATTCGCACCTACAAAGATAAACGTAGGAAGGATGAAGTTATCAAGGAGGCTTTTTGTTAGTGGGTTTTTTACCTCCTTATTTAATCCCACTAACCGACCCAGAGTTATGGCATGAGTAACTCTATACTACAAGACTGGCTCACTTGTGGTCACAACGAGCCACTTAAATCATGAAGACAATTATTTTATTAGCAATATCATTATTCATAGGCATCAACATAGTATGCATGGGCATAGCTTTAGTTGCCTTACATTACACTAAAGACAGGGAGTTATAATGTATAAAGAAAAAGATTTAGTTGCCTTAGAGCATCTTATTACTAAATGGGCTAGAGAACGTGGTCTACTGACCGCTGACGTTCAGCCTGAAAAACAAATGTTAAAGCTAGTTGAAGAAGTAGGCGAGCTCGCTAAAGGTGTAGCCTACCGAGACAAGTGGTCTAGCTCTGACGGTATCGGTGACGTGTTTGTGTGCTTAGTTGTACTGGCTGAGCAGTTAGATATGACCTTAACTGAGTGTGTTAACCAAGCTTACGATGAAATTAAAAACCGTAAGGGAGTACTAGAAGATGGGCTGTTTAAAAAAGAAAATGATATACCTTAACCATCTAGGGCATCGCGGTTAATATTATATAAATAATTAAAAGGAGATAATTATGCAAAAAGAAGCTATATTTAGTGTCCCCGATAAAGGGGAGTGTATTAGAGTTACTAATGCGCCTAAGTATGATGGCT